GTAACTTCTATAGTTGCTACCATATTCCTAGCCTTAACTAATTTGGCTTCATAATCTGCAACAGGTTTCTTATGTAATATTTCATAATTGCCTAATTCAACACAACTAATATTAGTATACAAAAAGTGTACTAGCGATCTAAACTCGCTAACAGTGTCTGAAGCATTAATAAATGGAGACAATGATGCTTCACAAAAACATTGATATCCCACATCAAGGAAAAAAGCCATAGATTGTAATGTGGTTTCTATTATATCACCAGCATGTAAAGTTTTCTCAAAAGCTTTTGCTTTAAATACTTCAAAACCATTAATATCAAAATATTGGGGGTGTAATAACCCTACTGTCACTAACAAGGAAACTATAGTACCTATATGTTTCCTGGATGGATGTAATGTATATGCTTTATACTTATTATACGAATCTGTAAATGTCCAAGCTGGACTTTCCTTAGGATCATCTGATTGAACTTCCTTAAACATCTCAGTCACATTCTCATTAAAAATTCCTAATATTACATGTAAAAGGGGAGTGTTATCCCCCATCATCTTCTTTGCAAATAATGTTAAAGTGGCAATGATACCGGTAAAGGTAGATTGATCTCTCAAACTAACTAATACCAATATTAAGTCCTCGAATAATCCGAGTCCACTGTGTCCACTACTCTTGTGCATAATATCTAATAATACACTCAATGGATCAACATTATTATCCTCCTCAGCATCTTCACTATGTAATTCTTTGTGGTAATGATTAATCAATCTTTTTAGATCTGTACTAGTCACTCCCTCAGTATCATTACATTCGTTCAAAACAAGAGGTGGGATGACTTCTCTCATCTCATTCACTGTTGCACACGTCTTGTGCATTGCTATAACATGCTCACGAACTCTTACTTCGTACTCATGCTCAATTTCACAACGTTCTGTGAAATAAGATTCTTTCTTCCATTCTTGTGGCTTTTGCCACGGTTTCAACTTTTTATTTTTATTTTTTCCATTTTTATTTTTATTTTGTTTTTTCTTATTAGTCCACCGTACTACCATGGTATCACCATGCAATTCAAGCATCGAATTACTCCTAAACCTAAAAGTCATATGTATCATATTAACAGCTATGAAGCTACTATAATATGAATTATATGGACAACAATTGAACACGTCTTGCTCACTAATACACAAATGGAACAACTGTTCCACACATATATTCAAACCTTCGAATATGTACAACGGCAGTGAAGAATTATTTTCTATCACTGTGATGAAATACAATATCCCCTGTCTATACTGCCAATGAACCATTACGTTATTGGCATAAACTACAAAATGATCAGTATGGAATGTATGCTCATCGAGCATATTGGGCGGTACCTCATTCCATATACCATCCTCTCTTGTATACTCGGGTATTGTATACAAATTACTATCCAACACGGCATAAGGGTTAACGCTAGCAAATCTGCTAACACTTTCCTCAGCTTGTGAGAAACTATCACCATCTTCTAATGGTGGTGTTTCACACGAAACGTTTATTGGACTAAGGTCCTGATAATTCCCATTAGAACTATCGTCTTCGTTTGGTGCAATCCTTTGGCTTAATTGCGGCACAGCGTAATCTTCTATGTATCTGCTATCCTTAAGTAACTTATTCATGATTATCTGTATAAAAGTGCTGAGTCTAACAACTTCCACCAAATATAATAAAATTTCAAAAACACTTCAACATCCAAATTGAACTCACTCTCGATTTATCCTATTTCGGTACGAGCACTATTATTCAAAATGTCTGTCAGTGAAGTCATATTAAATTCATTGACTATAAGCTAAGCTTGCTTCATCGGTGCCATCCTCCACTAAGCTATTTTGTACTACGGGCCATAGATAAACCCATTAAATAAATAATGTTTCGTTGGACAAACCAATGCCCAACATAAACCCTGATAGACGGGTCCATTAATTAACGTCTGACTTACTATCGAATGAATAATCA